CTATCCATTACTAAATAAGTTTTTTGAAATAAGTTTTGTAGAAGACCAAGAGCCATTCTTTCAATTAGGCAATTTACCTGTTTACAAGTTAAGAGCTAGAACATGGGAGTATAGTTCAGAAAAATTAAATACTGGCGTTACAGATATTGATACTGCTGAAGACGCATTTAGTTTAGACCAATTAGCACATCAATTTACTTTAGAAGATGGTAGTGGTGCATTACAATTAGAAAATGATAGTGTTGATGGCACTAAAAATTACTTAATTAATGAGGAATATAATATACAGACACAATCAACTTATGCTGATAATTTAGATTTAGACGCACAAGCAGGATTCAATACTGAAGATACTTCAGATGATATACTAGACTTTACAGAAAGAAATCCATTTGGTGAGGTAGACTTTTAATGTTTGGACATTTTTATAATCAAGGTATGAGAAAAATGACCGTAGCTTTCGGTCAAGTTTTTAATAATATACAAATTAAAAGAACAGGCTCAGATAGTACGATACAATCTATTAGAGTGCCTTTAGCTTATGCGCCAAAAGAAAAATTTTTAGTTAGATTAGACCAACAACCTAATTTAGAAGATAGACAATTTGCAGTTACATTACCTAGAATGGGTTTTGAAATATCTGGTATTGAATATGATGGTAGTAGAAAACTAACTAAAGTACAAAAATTTAAAACAACTAAAACTAATACAGGTGTTATGAATTTTAATTATATGCCTGTGCCTTATAATATATCTTACAATCTATATTGTTTTACGGCAACTGCTGAAGGTGGTTTACAAATAGTTGAACAAATATTACCTTATTTTCAACCAGATTATACTGTAACAATTAATGTTGTTCCTGAAATGGGTATAAAAAGAGATGTACCTATTGTGCTAAATAATATTAATTACGAAGATAGTTATAGTGGAGATTTTGAAAGTAGAAGAGCTGTAATATACACATTAAATTTTACAGCAAAAACATACTTATATGGTCCTGCCTCAACTCAAAAAGTTATTAGAGAAACACAGGCAGATATGCACACAGATTTACCAGCTGCTACAAGAGAAGAAAGAATAACAGTTGTGCCAAATCCAGAAAGTGCTGACGCAGATGATGATTTTGGATTTACAACAACCATATCATTTTTTCAGGATAGTAAGAATTATGACAAGAATAGAGATGAAGATGTATAAATATAAGAAAGAATTAGAGGAAAACTATGCCAATAAGTAAAATAGGTTCAGCTGGTGTAAAAGACGCCAATTTATCAGCAGATGATTTAGCACCAGGTACTATTACACACGATAAGATAGCACCAGGTACAATAGGTAATGATAGATTAGCAAATAGTACAACAACTATTAATGGGACATCAATTGCTTTAGGCGCAAGTGGTAATATTGTTGCAGGTACAGATTGGCAAGCTGTAAAAACGGCAAACTATACTGCTGTTGCAGGTCAAGGTATTTTTGCAAATACTTCAGGCGGTGCATGGACATTGACTTTGCCTGCCTCACCATCAGTTGGTGATGAAGTTACAATTGTTGACTATGCTAGTTCATTTAATTCAGAAAATTTAACAGTTGACCGTAACGGTTCACCATTAGATGGAGGTACTAGCAATGGTACTTTGTCAACAAATGGAATGAATGTTAGATATGTGTATGTTGACGGAACAAAAGGCTGGACGGCAGTTTTTGATGACGCTGCTAGAGAATATGGCTCTACTTATATAAGTGCAACAGGTGGAACAGAGTCAACTTCAGGTGATTATAAAATTCATGTATTTAATTCTTCAGGTAATTTTGTCGTAACACAAGTAGGTAATGATGCTGGTGGTGGTGCAGGAGTTTCATATGTTGTTGTTGGAGGTGGCGGCGGCTCAGGTGGTAACACATATCACATACAAGGTGGTGGCGGAGGCGGTGCCGGTGGTTTTAGAGAAAACGAACACCCAACCGATTCATATACACAATCACCTTTAGATGGTGCAGGTGACATAACATTGTCAGCACAAACTTATCCAATAACAGTTGGTGCTGGAGGTAGTGGTGGTGCAGCTGGTAATTCACCAAGTCTTCCAAGTCCAGGTGCTGCTGGCACAAATGGTTCAAGTTCAATATTCAGTACAATTACAGCAGCGGGTGGTGGCCACGGCGGTCAGCCAAACTCTAATAGTCCATCTCCGGGTAATAATGGTGGCGCTGCTGAATCAGGAGGCTCAGGCGGCGGTGAAGGCGGTGCTATTCCAGGAACAAAATATGGTTCAGGAAATACTCCTCCAGTTTCTCCACCTCAAGGAAATCCTGGTAATAACGGCGATACAACTAACTACACTCTAGGCGGTGGCGGCGGTGGTGCCGGTGGTGCTGGAACAGCTGCAGGTTCAACTCAAAATGACGGAGGTCAAGGAGGTGCAGGTGTAGCCTCATCAATCACAGGTTCGCCTGTAACTTATTCACACGGCGGTGACTCAGCACGACCAAGTTCAGACGGTGCAGGAACAGCTAATACAGGTTTTGGCGGAAACGCTAGTCAATATTATCCTGGTCCAGGTTCACCAACACCTTTACAGAATTCATATGTCGGAAACGCAGGTGGTTCAGGCGTTGTAATATTAAGATACAAATACCAAAATTAATATTCCAGGATAGTTATCCTGGCATTGACTAAATAATATTATATGATATAATGTGATATGAGGAAAATAACATGAATTTAACAAACTACTACTATCAATTTCCAGCAGTATTAACACCAAAATTTGTTGACGATATTTTAGCGTATGGTAAAGCACATACTCCTGAAATGGCAATCACAGGCGGTGCAAGCAAAGATGATGAAAAAAATCTTGACAAAAAAGGTAATCTAAAAAAATCAGTTGTCAAAGATGTTCAAAAAAAGCGTAAATCAGATATTGTTTGGATGAATGATTTATGGATTTATAAAGAAATACATCCATACATACATGAAGCAAATCAAAGAGCAGGTTGGAATTTTGAGTGGGACTGGTCAGAGTCTTGTCAGTTTACAAAATACGGTGTTGGTCAATATTATGGTTGGCATTGTGATAGTTGGGATAAACCATATTCAAGACCACCTCTAGCAGATGGCACAAGACCAATTGACCATGGTAAAATTAGAAAGTTATCAGTAACAATTTCTTTATCACATCCAGACGAATATGTTGGTGGTAATTTAGAATTTGATTTTAGAAATCAAGTTGATTGGGATAGAAATAAAAAAGCAGCTATACATTCATGTGAAGGTATTAGACCTCGTGGTTCTATTATTGTTTTTCCAAGTTTTGTATGGCATAGAGTAGCACCAGTAACAAAGGGAACAAGATATAGTTTAGTGATTTGGAATCTAGGCTATCCGTTTAAATAGGAATATTATGAGTGATGAAGCAAAAATAGATTATTATTATAGCACACCAATTTGGTTGTTTAATAAACCTGAATGGTTAAAATCAGTAAATAAAGTTTGTGATGAGTATATAAAAGAGGCATATACAAGAGACCATAAAGAAAAAAAAGTTAAAAAAAATAAAGATTTTGGATGGTCTTATCATTCAAGACCATTATATAATGATATAAGATTAAAAGAATTGCATGATTGGGTTGGTGCAACATCTCGTAACTTTTTAGATTTTATGGGTTATAATATAAACAATCACACATTATTTTGTACCGAATCATGGGTGCAAGAATTTTCAAAAAAAGGTGGCGGACATCATAACTCACATATTCATGGCGACAATCATGTGTCAGTATTTTATTATTTAAAATGTTCAGAAAATACATCAAGACCTGTTTTTCACGACCCTAGATTGGCAGCTAAAATGATGAAGTTACCTGAAAAAGATAGTAAAAAACTTACCATGGCAAATGATAAAATTAATTATACGCCAAAACCTGGTACATTAATTATTATACCTGCTTACCTAGAACATGAATACGGAGTTGATGATGGTAAAGAAGAATTTAGATTTATACATTTTAACTTACAGGCGGTTAGAAACGAGATAATAGAAGGAGTGAAAAACCAATGACACCAGCATTTAAGAAAAATAACTACATGGTTATAAGAAAGGCAATTGACCCGAAGATTGCTGAATTCGTTATGAATTACTTTATGATGAAAAGACAAGTGGCGAGAACCATGTTTGATGAAAAATTTATTTCGCCATTTACAACAGAGTGGGGAGTTTGGAATGACACACAAGCACCTGAAACATATTCACATTATGGCGATTTAGCAATGGAAACTTTACTATTAGCCGTTCTACCTAAAATGGAAAAAGAAACAGGACTTTCTTTATATCCTACATACGCTTATGCTCGTATCTATAAAAACGGAGATATTTTGCATAGACACAAAGACAGATTTAGTTGTGAAATTTCTACAACAATGAATCTTGGTGGTGATAATTGGCCAATCTACATAGAGCCTAATCCTAAACTAGGAAGACAAGAAAAAAATGGCTATGTATCAGAATATACAGAGGGTGTAAAAGTTGAATTAAAACCTGGCGATATGTTAGTTTACAAAGGTAATATTTGTGAACATTGGCGTGACCGTTTTGATGGTAAAGATTGCGCTCAAGTTTTTTTACATTATAATAATCAAAAAACAAAAGGTTCTAAAAAGAATTTATTTGACGGTAGAAAACATTTAGGATTGCCTTCTTGGTGGAAAGATAAGACAGACCATACAGATACTAAATATTAATATGGCACTAGAAGACAAAGTAAATGAAATTTTAGGATTAGAGTCTAAAACTCCACCAAAGGAGGAGTTTAAGGCTCCTGTTCCTAGAAAAGAAGAAAAAGAAAAAGGCGATATAGATAACGACCACAAATATAGTAGAGAAAACTATTATAATTTAATTGAAAAAGGTCAAGAAGCTATAGAGGGTATATTAGATGTTGCAAAAGAAGGTCAACACCCTAGAGCCTATGAAGTTGCAGGTAACTTAATTAAGAGTGTTGCAGATACGGTTGATAAACTACAAGACTTAAATAAAAAATTAAAAGATTTAAAAGAATTACCAAAAACAGCAAATGCAAATATAAAAAATGCCTTGTTCGTTGGTTCAACTGCTGAATTACAAAAGATGTTGAAAAAAGATGAAGTTATTGAAGGCAAAGCAGAAACACCCAAAAAAGACGATATTTCAGATAAGTAAGTTAGGTTATGTCAAGAATGGCATAATGTTACAAGACATACTTGACGGCAAAGAAATGATAGACGCCGTATTAATAGAACACGACACCAATCCAAATTATGATAAAGAGTATTTTGTGTTTAAGGGTAGTAGTCGTATTGAAGCAGCTGTAAAAATGGGTTACACACATATTGAGGGCATAATAATATGAAAGAATACGAATTAGATAATATTACTTTAATGGGTGGTTGGTATATATCAAGTAAAGTTTGTAATGACTTAATTAAGTTTATGAAAAATCAACCTTTAAAAGATGGTATGATGTACGCTGGGAATGAAACTAGTTATGAACAAAAAGTTGTAAAAGACATGAAAGAGTCAAAAGAATTGGCTGTTGATTTTCATAATGAAGATGAGCCTTTTCATACATATAAAAAACAACTTGATAAAGTCGTAAAAGAATATATTAAAAAATATCCTTTTATGAATGAGAATACTGAATTTGCTTTAAGAGAACATTATAATTTACAAAAATATCCCATAGGTGGCGGTTTTAAAATTTGGCATTTTGAAAATGATTTTAAATCACCATTAAATAAACATAGAGCATTAGTTTTTATGACTTATTTAAATGATGTAGAAGATGGTGGCACAGAGTTTTTTCATCAACATTTATCTACACCAGCTAAAAAAGGTTTAACATTAATATGGCCTGCTTATTGGACACATACACATAGAGGCATTGTAAGTAGATTAAAAGAAAAATATATAGTAACAGGATGGATTAATTTTATAAATCAATTATGAGTACAGACGCATATCTAGGTAACCCTAATTTAAAAAAGGTAAACACACCAGTTGAATTTACTAAAGAACAAATAGTAGAGTTTCAAAAGTGTGAAAAAGACCCTTTATACTTCATGGAAAATTACATGAAGATTGTAAGTCTTGATGAAGGTCTAGTGCCTTTTAAAATGTATGACTTTCAAAAACATATTGTTAGAACAATACACGATAATAGATTTACTATTTGTAAATTACCTAGACAATCAGGTAAATCAACAACTACCGTTTCTTATCTATTGCATTACGCATTATTCAATCCTAACTCTAATATTGCCATACTTGCAAACAAATCATCTACTGCTAGAGATATATTAGGTAGAGTGCAACTCGCTTATGAAAATTTACCAAAATGGTTACAACAAGGTGTTATAAACTGGAACAAAGGTAACATAGAATTAGAAAACAAATCAACTATTGTGGCAGCTGCAACATCATCAAGTGCTATTCGAGGTGGTTCATTTAATATTATATTTTTAGATGAGTTTGCTTTCGTACCTGCTAATATAGCTGAAATGTTTTTTAGCTCTGTTTATCCTACAATATCATCTGGTACAAAAACAAAAATGATTATTGTATCTACACCTCATGGAATGAATATGTACTACAAATTATGGATAGACGCAATTAATAAACAAAACGATTATGTACCTATTGAAGTGCATTGGTCAGAGGTACCAGGTAGAGATGAAAAATGGAAAGAAGATACCATTAGAAATACCTCACCTGAGCAATTTCAACAAGAGTTTGAATGTGAGTTTTTAGGCTCAGTTGATACTCTAATTTCGCCGGCTAAAATAAAAGCGACCCCTTATATACCGGCGATAACGAGTAAAAACGGTTTACAAATGTTTAAGAAACCAGAAAAAGATAGATTGTATGTTTGTTGTGTTGATGTGGCTCGTGGTACAGGAAAAGATTATTCTGCCTTTACTATGATTGATGTTACAAAGATACCTTATGAAGTAGTTGCGACTTATAAAAACAATGAAATCAAACCTCATCTGTTTCCTAGTATTATAGAACAAGTAGCTAAGGGTTTTAATCATGCTCATATACTCTGTGAAGTGAATGACATTGGTCAACAAATAGCAGAAATATTGCAAATGGAATTAGAATATGATAATATGTTAATGACAACTCAAAGAGGTAGAGCTGGTCAAATATTAGGCGCTATGTTTAGTGGTCGTGGTACATCTATGGGTGTTCGTATGACAAAACAAATAAAAGCATTAGGAACATCTAGTATTAAAACATTAATTGAGAGTGATAAAATGATAATAAATGACTTTCAACTAATAGAGGAGATGTCAACATTTAGTAGGCGTGGTAACTCATGGATGGCGGAGGATGGTTGTAATGATGACCTTATGATGTGTCTAGTCATATTTGGATGGTTGTCAAACCAGCAATATTTTAAAGAATTAAGTAATTCAAATATAAGAAATCAGTTGTATTTAGAACAACAAAATCTAATAGAGCAAGACATGGCTCCATTTGGATTTATAGATGATGGTACACCAGATGAGTTAAAAGATGAGGTAGATGAATATGGTACAGTTTGGTCACCAGTTGTCAGAAAAGGGTTGTAAATCTAGTATCTTATAAATATCTGTAATGACAAAGTTTGAATATGGGCGTATGAATAATACGAAATTTGACAAAATAAACAATGACAAAAAGGTAATTAGCTAATTAAAAGGAGAATCCTATGGCATTTCAAGTATCACCAGGCGTTCTCGTACAGGAAAGAGATTTAACTAGAATCATTCCTGCTGTTTCTACCGCTATCGGTGCGATTGCTATATCAGCAAACAAAGGACCTTTAGATGAGATAGTAAGTATTTCTAGTGAACAAGAACTTGTAGATACATTTGGTAAACCTGATAGTACGAATTTCGAGTATTTTTTCAGCGCTGCTAACTTTTTACAATATTCTAATTCTTTAAGAGTAGTACGAGCAACACAAACAAACGCTGTTAATGCTAGTACATCTGGAACAGGTGTATTAATCAAAAACACGGATGACTGGACAAATAACTATGCTTCAGGTGGCCAAGCTGGTAACGCAACTTTTGTTGCTAGAGAAGCTGGTACAGATGGTAACAACCTTCAAGTATCAACTTGTCCCAACGCAGCCGCTTATGAGCAAGAAGGTGCAACAACAGTTAATGACGCTTCAACAGCGGTCGGCGACACGGTAGTTGTAGCAGCTTCAGGAGCAGCTTTAAATGTAGGCGATATAATTTCGTTTTCAACTACAGCTGCAACAAATGATTATGATGACGGAGAACAATACAGAGTAACTAATATTGCAACTAATGATGTAACTATCGTTCAACACCCTAGAGGCACAGGCGGTCTTAAAAGAGTATTGACAGATGGTTCTAATATTAGACGAAGATGGAAATATTATGACGCTGTTGACGGTGCTCCAGGAACATCAAAATATGTTTCAGAAAGAAACGGTGCAAATGATGAAATTCATGTAGTAGTTATTGACGAAGACGGTGGAATTTCAGGCGTACCTGGAACTATTTTAGAAACTTTTTCAAAACTTTCTAAAGCTTCAGACGCAAAAGACCCACAAGGTAATGATAACTATTATCCGAATGTAATCTACACTAAATCACAATACATCTATTGGACTAAACATCACGCTTCAGGTTCAAATTGGGGTAACGCAGCTAGCGGAACAACTTTC